CGTTGCAGAAAGGAAATAGGTGGCCGGATTTTACTCCGCCCGCAGCAGCATTATGCCGCCGCTACCGTGGCCGACTTTTGCACCGCCGCTCTCAGCCGGTTCGGCATTATCCAACCAAGACTGGAGATCGAACGCTTTCTTGACGATCTCACCGTTGTAAGCGGCGGTATGGGCCGTGGCGGCGAGAACAAGACCGCCCTTGAGAACAGTGCGCCGGTCCATCACGCCGCCTCCCCGCCTACGAGGACCGGGCCTTTGGGTACCGGTAAAGCCATCGCCGAGCCGCCATCGCGTTCGGCGCGGCGGAAGGCGTCAGCAACCACAGGGTTTCGGATGAGCGCAGAAAGGGGTATACGGCGGTCAGCCATATCAATCTCCTCAGAAGATTGGTTTCGGTTAGGGCCGTTGCTTGAGTTGCACCTCTTGCTTCGGCCCGAACTTTATGACATACCTTCCAGCATCACGTCAAGCATCAATCCCAGCATAGGTTCTAGCATGGCTGAAACTGACAAGGTCAAGGAAAACCGAGTTCGCCGCGTGGCCGAACGGCGAGGCATGCGACTTGAGAAAAGCCGCAGACGGGACCCGAAGGCAATCGACTTCGGCGGTTATATGCTAATTGACGCTGCGACCAACACCGTCATTCTGGGCAGCACTTCGTATGCATACTCCGCGAGCCTCGATGATATCGAGGAATTCCTCAACGCGTAAGCGCGGGTTACCCCGCCTTCTTCTTCGCCGGCTTCGCGCCAAGCCCTTTCATCAGGGCTGTTATCCCTGCGCCGTCCTTCACGCTAACGACGACGTCAGGGTCGCGTTCCTCGGCGGCCTTCTTCCCTTTACCGGCCGGAGGCTTGCGAGCCGATAGCAATGCGTAATCGAGACTGCGAAGAGCCCTCACCTCCCAAGGCAGCATCACGACGCCGTTGAGCGCCGCGAATGCCTGGATTTCAGCGAATGGGATGGGGTTCGCCACCATGCCGACTTGCCGAGCGCGGTCCAGTTCGATGAACCATTCCCATATGTGCTCCGCCTCGCGAGGGAGTGCGATCTCCGGCCTGTTGTGCCGCTGGTGCGGCGTCGCCTGGCCGAAGATGCATAGCTCTTGGATAATATCGTCGATTACGCCTTCAGGAAATTTCCGCGGTCACCGACGAAGGTGTCGACCTGCTCACGGAGCCAGGGCGTGCGCTGATAGAGCATGGCGGCATTTTCGGCCGTGCATTCGAGCAGCTGTCCGTCGAGCTTGATACCCGACCAGGAGAGCGTGCAGAGAGCCAGCAGGTTGACACCGTTCTCTTCGAGCTCTTCCGCCGTGATCTTGTTGTTCCGGCCGCTCTTGAGGCGCTTGTTGACCTCCGCGCGCTGGCGCTTCTTGGCCTTCTCGGAGTCGGCGCCCATGAGGGTGATGGTGATCGGCTGGCCGTTGTCGTCCTTGAGGACCGTGCCCTCGACGGGATGCACGACTTCCATGACGGCGCCTTCGCCAGCGCTCTTTACGATATCGAGAGTTGCGAGATCCATTTCATCTTCCTTTGTAGGTAGGACGCCGCGGGGAACGCCTACAATCATCCCCCGCGGCTATGCCACGTGGCTTTGGTAGACCGGTTGCAGGGCCGGGAGAGCGGCGCCTTACGAGCTGACTTCCTCGGAGGGCACTTCGATGATGGCGCTGTCGATGCCCAGCGAGAAGTTGGTCCGGACAACGTTGTCGACGCTTCCGTAGTTGTCTCGCGCCGACATGATTTTCGCCGTGAAGTAGTAGACCGAGTCCGTGTAGCCGTCGCTGATCGCATCGGCAGCCTGAACCTTGATCGGGTACGAAAATTTGGTCCGTTCCGCTGCTTTCAGCGCGATCTGACCAGCGTCCGCCGGGTCACGCCCGCAGACGAGCGCGAGCGTGCCTGCATCGCGGACGCCCTTGAGGTGGCGCGTGCGTCCATCATTGACGGCCGCGAAGGTGACGTCCGAGCTTTCGTCGCCGAATTCGCCAAGGTCTTCGACCTCACCGACCTCGACCCACGACAGCCCCTCAAAGTCGTCGGCGTCGACCAGGGCGGAAGTCGCCGGCGTCTCGCAAATGAAAATCTTGGATTCCGATGCAGTGGTAATCGCCATTTGGGGTCTCCTTTGATGGCATGAAGAAAACCCCGGCGGTCAGCCAGGGCAGTTACCCGGTCGGGCGCCGGGAATGGAATGTGGTGGCTAGGCCAAGGTCTCCACGAAGACCGAGACGGGAGTGATCCAGTATGCGTCCGTGCGATACGCCTGCGATATGCTCGGCGCCCTCTGGACACGGACGGAGACACCACCGAAGGTCATCCGGTGATCGGTAGGGAAATGCTCGGCAATCTGACCGGCGAGTTCCATGTCAACCTCAGCCGCCTCGCTCGGACTGATCGGGCTGAAAATCGAAAGCTGCAGTATCCCTGGCCTGATCTGCGCTCCATCGCTCGACACGGCGCGGCGCTGAACGCGGTTCAGCACCCAGTCGGCCCTCAGGTACTTGCCGGAAGCCGGCGCCACTCCCTTGGGCCAGACGACGGGAAGCGCGGGCGATAAGGTTAAAGACTGGATGCGGGCCTTGAGCGCCATCCACTGGCTGGTCTCGATCGATGGCATAACCACCCCTTAGAGCCCGAACCGGGCCTTCACTTCTGCAGCCTTTTCGGCGACGATGCTTCCCCACCTCTGCGCCACGAGACTGACCCATGGCCGCGGCGCCATATTTTCCGTTCCACCGTGAACGTAACCGCCATAGGCGGCCGTGTATCCGAGGTAGATCGTCTGCCCTACTTCGGCGTCGTTGATAACGAGTTCGATCTGTCCGAAGTCAGGTATGGCAGGGGTGCCGGGATTGTTTACGCTGAGCCTCGGCATTTCGCTGTTCGACGCCATCAGCGACGCTTGAAGAAACTTCGTCCGCTTGTAGTTCGGGCTCTCGGGCGTTTCGTAGATCATCATTTCCAGTTGATCATTTAACTGGATTACGAGTTCCTGCACCGACTCCTTGAACACGGCCTCCTGCGCCTCCTCGACGCGGGTAATCCAATCGCCAATCTGCGCGGCGAACGACAGTCTGGCCATTACTGCTCCGCCCGTGCCCTGTAGCGGCGCAGTGCGATTTCCGTATAGTTCAGGCGGTACTCAGCCCGGCAGAAGCAATTTAACGTATGGCTTGCCGGCGCATCCGGATCTCGCGGGTATCTCAATTTCGTGCCGTCCGGTGCGAGGAAGGACTCCTCGAAGCCGACTTCCTGCCCCTGCATTTGCCGATGCTGCCAGCGCTCAGTTGTGCGCGGCGTATGCTTCCACGTCTTCGTGACGTCCGCCGCGGCGATCTTCCCCGCGTTGATCTGCTGGCGAAACGCATCGTCCCGGCTCTTGTCGAGGGCGACCATGGTTTCGTGCCGCGAGAGGACACGTCCGCGAAAGTCGAGCGACCGTGCTTGGTACTGCCCTACCGCGCGGGAAACGGTATCCGTCGACAAGCCGGTCTCTTCCCTGATTGCCTTTGCAATGGAGCGATCGAACCGCTTGTCTCGTAGCTTCCACCCCTTTTCGGGATCGATGGTGCCGTCTGCGCGCATGCCGATGATCTCGCGCATCTTGGCGATATCGCCCGCCGTGAGCGCTTCGCGGAGGGTTTCGCTGTGCTCCATTTGCTGGCGAGTTAGCCCCAGAAGGCCACCTTGGCGCATGCCCGTTACAGGATCGACCTTTCCCCGTCCGACAACCTCGCGAACCGCCGCGTTCGGGCTTCGGCCTTCGGAGAGGTTCTTCGTCAGCACCTCGCGGATGCCATCCTTCATATCCTGCGATATCCCGCGGACCAGATCGGCGGCATGACGACGGATTTCTTGCTCGCCGGCAACATTACGAACGCCCAAGGTGAAGACGACGCGGTTGCCCTGCGGATCCATCAGGCGCGGCATGGCGTCCACCGTGGCCAGCCCACCGGCATTGTAGGCCTGAACGATAGCAACCTCGACTCGGGAGAACATCTCAGGTTCGAGGTTCAGCGCATCGATCGCGCCGGCTACATCGCCCTTCTCCAGGAGTTCAATGAGCCGGGCAAGGACAATGCTGGATGAGATGTTGGCCAGCGCCTCCCGCCATGCCGCGCGGATAGCCGGCTCCCAATCGGCGGCAAGCTGCTCAAGGATTTCACGCTCAGAGAGACGCTTCAGCATTACGACGCCTCTGACTGAGCCAGCTTGCGGCCCTGTATTCTCCGGAGCCGTTTGGCCTTGCGCTTCGCGTCGGCACGCTTATCCCAAGCTCCGCCGCCGTTCTTGGCGCCGGCATGCTCCGTCTTGAGGAACCGTCGACCGAGCGCCATTACGATGACACCTCATCTAGCGGACCAGCGCTGCCCTGTTTCGCTTCAATTTCCCAAACTGCGCGCGCCGGGTCGGTCTTCGATGGTCCGACAATCGTATAGGTCAGGCCGCGAACGGTGATTTCGTCGCCGAGCTGCGGCTCAACAGCCAGCGTCGGCACGAGAATGCAGACCTTTTTGCTGCCGGACTGCACGAGGTCGTTGGCGAGATAGAAGGCGCTCCAGTCCTCTTCCCAGCCGAGGCAGTCGAAGGTCTCGACGGTCGGCATCACCGGAACCCAAGGCTGATCAGGATCCGGAACGCCCGGCGTGGTGCGCGTCAACGTCATCTCGTAGGGCACATCCGCAGCTTGAAGGCCGTCGGCAACCATTTCCGCAATTTCGTCGATCAGGAGAGACATCAGGGCTCACAGGGCTATTGAATGCTTGCAAAGCTCAAGCGCTTGCGCCTCGGTGAAACCCTCTCGGACGAGGGCGAGGTAGCTGGCGCGGCGAAATTGGGCGACAAGGGCAGCATGCTCAATGAATTGCGGCATGTTGCGCCTGAGGTTTTCAACTACCGCTGCCACATCGTCTTTAGGCCGTGTGGACGAATTGACTCAGGTATAGGTTTTGGGGTTCCGGGGACGAATCCGGTCTGATTCATAGGTTGCCGACTGATTTGGAGGTCG